GCACGGCTGTATCACTGTCGCAAGTGACGGGGCTCATCGACGGGAACGTCGTTTGACCGGCGCGCCCGAAACCTGCAACACGAAAGGCAACGGGCTAAGCGTTGGGGCGAGTCGTAAACATAATCGACTAGATGTGCATGGTAATCGGATTGAGGCAGCCCGATGGGTAGAGCATCATCACTCTGTCTCTAATCACACATCAAGATGACATACACTTAACAAACCGACACAAAGGACTAGCCCGTCATGCAACGTCAACAACAACAAACGAGAGCAAGCGCGACAGCGCGCGGTAGCAATGGGTAAAGAACACTCAAACCCAGAATACAAACGCAACCGCACAATCATTCTGCAAGGCAAACCCAGCTGCAACTACTGTGGCAAACCAGCCGACACAGTCGACCACATCGTTGCGTTAATGAACGGCGGCGACCACTCACTCGACAACCTGACCCCATGCTGTGCAAAATGCAACAACTTAAAAGGACACAAAGAAGTTAAACAACGCAACGCAACAACATCACACGCACGAGCCGAAGCAATGCGAAACCACGCAATCCCAATCGCAAAAACAGAAAAGTTTTTTTACACAGAAAAAATATTCACCCCGACCCAAGTCTTGTCTATCCCAACTGGCCCTAACCAGCCAGGATTGGCGGCAACTGGCCGTGCTCAGCCGAGATTGGAAACATCGAGGCCAGACCATGTGGGGTCGTTTGCGCCGCAAGTTAGGGATTGGGCCAGCGAGCACATGGGCGTTGAGTTAATGGATTGGCAGTACACCGCGCTTGACGGTCAACTGCTTTATGACCAAAATTTTGAATTGGTAAACCGTGTTTCGTTGGTTTCTACCGCCAGACAGTGCGGTAAGACAACAGCTTTGATGGCTTTGGTTGGTTGGTGGCTTACAGAGATGCCTAAAGTGCGTGGCAAAAAACAGACTGTGTTATCTACTGCTCACCGTCTGGATTTGGCGGTGATGTTGTTTGACGAATTGGCACCTATTTTGGAAAGCCGTTTTAATGCCACGCTGATGAAGTCATATGGCCGTAATCGAGTGACCATGCCAGACGGGTCTACTTGGTTGGTGCGTGCAGCCAATAATTCTGTGGGTCACGGCACGTCACCGTCACTGGTCGTGGCAGATGAGATGTGGGATATTTCGCGCGAAGTAATTGACGGCGGTTTGTTGCCGGCTCAACGTGCACAAGTTTCACCGCTGTTGTCGATGTGGTCTACCGCCGGCACGGAAGCCAGCACGGCAATGTTGCGTTGGCGTGAACAAGGATTGAGGGCGATTGACACAGGCAAAAACGCATCGTTTTATTTTGCCGAATGGAGTCCACCGCCAGAGCTTGACCCGATGAGCCCAGCCGCGTGGGTATACGGCAACCCTGCACTAGGGATAACTTTGACCGCTGCCACGTTGCTGGCCGAGTCAGAAAACCCAGACCGTGCCGCATTTCTACGGGCATCATGCAACTTGTGGGTTGCGTCAGACAAGTCATGGATACAGCCGGGTCAATGGCCAGCGTTGCTGTATGACGGTGAGTTGCCAGAGGGCGGAACCGTAGCCATAGAAACCAGTTTGGACGACACACGCTATTTTGCTGTTAGGTGCGTAGCTCTACCAGACCGACGCACTGTGGCAACCGTCGAGTTTGTCGCAGACACATTTAGCGAAATGTTAAGCCACGTTGAGCGACTGTGCGCTAACCCTGCAATCAAATTTGCCATTACACCAACCGTAGACAACCACTGGCCGCTATCTTTAGAGCGTCGGCGCGTCATTGTTGGCTACGGCGAAATCCTAAAATTTACGCCATCAGTCCGCAACATGATAAACGAAAAACTGTTGTGGCACGACGGCTCAAACCAACTTGCCGAACACGTCGCACGCGCAGTAGCGGTACGCAGTCAAAACAGTATTGCGCTATCCAGCCAACGCAGTCCAGGCCCTATTGAGTTAGCACGATGCATGGTTTGGGCTGCAGCAATGACCAGTCGCCCAACGTCATCTGGTAAACCAATGCTCGTTGTCGTATAACCACTATGCTCATCTTGGCGTCGGCTCGATGGCCTGCTTATCGTCGGGATACCGCACTGCATACCGGGCCGATGCCACCACAAACCCCACAGACTGTGACACACTAAGAACATGGCCATTTTTAACCGTCTAGTTACTAAGGCAGCTGTTTCGCCACCGCCAGCCAAAGCTGCCGCATCTGGCGGCAGCGTTAGCCAAGCTTTAGCGTCGTATTACAATTTCACAGAAGGCGAAGCACGCAACCGTTGCATGAGTGTGCCAACCATTAGTCGAGCACGCGACTTAATTGCATCAGTTATCGGCTGCATGAGTTTACAGATGTATAACGAAATGTGGAATGGCGACTCAATGGAAAAAATGCCGTTAGCGCCACGCAGCTGGTTACGACGAATTGACCCAGCTGTACCAAACAACTTTATTTTGTCATGGACATTTGACGACTTATTTTTCTACGGTAGAAGCATGTGGTACATCACCAGCCGCACAGCCGACGGTTTCCCAGCGTCATTTCAACGTCTGCCTATGGGCTCAATTTCAACAACCGACATGACAGGCCCAGTCTGGTTTGGCCCATCAAAAGAAATTTACTTTAACGGCAATCAACTTGACGCAAACAACGTCGTGCAATTTTTATCGCCTATTCAAGGCATCACGTCGATGTCAACGCAATCAGTTGGCACAGCTCTAAAACTTGAAGCGGCACGTTACCGCAATAGCGCGTCATCAATCCCAGCCGGCGTACTAAAACAAACTGGCGGCGAACCGCTATCTGGTCAAGAATTAGCCGATTTAGCGTCAGCGTTTAACGCGGCACGCGCCACCAACCAAACGGCAGCACTGAACGAGTATTTGACATACACCGAAACGGCCACAAGCCCAGACAAAATGCTGTTAATTGACTCTGCCGAATTTCAAGCAAAAGAAATGGCACGCATCTGCAACGTGCCGTTTTACTTAGTTGGCTGTGACGTCGGCTCATATTCGTATGTCAGCAACGACGGTGCACGCGCCGACTTGTGGACATTTGGCGCCAAAGCGTATGCCGAATGCATAACGTCAACTCTTAGCCAAAACAACGTGCTACCAAACGGCACCTACGTCGAGTTTGACTATGAGGATTATTTGCAAAACGAATACGCACGACCACAAATGCCAGACATGGCTACACCAATGGGAGTAACATCACCATCATGATTAGACTTATACCAGAAACCACGTTTACCGTTGACGCTACAGCTGGCGACGCACCACGCCGTCAAATCTCTGGCGTAGCCGTCGAGTACGGCAAAACAGCCACCGTTTCAGACGGCACACAAGTGCGTTTTATGCCCGGCTCATTGTCAGCCGAAGGCAAAAACCCGAAGCTTTACATGCAACACGACTCAACCCAAATCATTGGCCAAGTGACCGAACGCCTAGACACGCCAGACGCAATGCTCTTTGTAGCAAAAGTATCTGCAACCCGTCTAGGCGATGAAGCAATGATTTTGGCTAGCGACGGCACCATCGACGCAGTGTCAGTTGGCGTGCAACCAGTCAAATGGCACGACGACAACGGCGTCATGGTCATCGAGTCAGCCAAATGGCAAGAATTATCGCTTGTCAGCCAACCAGCATTTGAAGGCAGCGTCATCACACAAGTGGCGGCGAGTATCCACCAAGACGAGCCAGAAATAAGTACTATTGAGACAGAACCTACACAGGAGACAGAAACCATGAGCGAAGTAGCAGCACCAGAAGTCATCATTCCAACAGAGCCAATTACTGCATCCGTGAAGCGCGAGCCACGTTTGATGTCACGTTGGGATTACATTGCATCATTTCATCAGGGCGGCGACGCATGGGTGAAGGCACAACAAAACTTCAAGGACTACAACGATTACCATAAAGTGCCAACAGTTAAAGCAGCTGCAGGCGATGAATTTCTGACAAGCGTACCGGGTCTCTTAACACAAGTTGAGTTGGGCCCAGTATTTCAAGATTTGAATTTCATGCGACCAGTTGTAAACGCTTTGGGTGCACGTGCAATGCCATCGACACCATCGTCAACTTTTAACCGTCCAACAATTACAACGCACACAACTGCAGCATCACAAACTGAAGGTGCAGCCGCGTCAGCGACCACAATGGTTGTTGCAAACAACACTGTCACCAAAAAGACGTTTGCTGCATACCAAAACATCAGCTACCAGACAATCGATTTCACAGACCCAAGCAGTCTCCAGATTGTCATCAACGACATGCTTGGCGAATACATGGTGGCCACCGACAACGAAGCAGCAGACAACTTGTTGGCCGCTGCAACATCGGCAGGCGTTTGGGATTTGTCAGTAACCGACTTGTTGAAGTCAATCTATGACGCAGCAATCGTTACACTGAACGCAACAAACTATTTGCCAACGCACATGTTTGTCAGCCCAGACACTTGGGGTGCAGTGCAACAGCTTGTTGACACCGCTGGTCGACCAATTTTTGGTTACGTCAACGGCCCAGGACTTGCCGGCATGAACACACTTGGTCAAGCGTCGGTTACTTCATGGACGAACACTGGCCCACTTGGTTTGCAAATGGTTGTGGACAACAACTTTGCAACCAAGACAATGGTCATCATGAAGGACATCGGCTTTGAAATCTACGAGGAACAAAAAGGCATTTTGTCTGTTGACAATCCGTCTACTTTGACTCGCGGAATTAGCACACACGGCTACTTCTGCACATTCAAGGCCAACGCCAACATGATTCAAAAAATCACCCAGGCATAGTCGAAGGGCGGCGTAACCGCCATGTCTAGTTACACAACAGCCAGCAAGCAACTGATTTCTAACTACGCGTGCATTAGCACGTTAGAACCAACAGAAATTACCATTGGCGAAAACATCACGGTTAGTGGATTAGCCGTGCCGTTTAACGGCACATTCAAAGTGTTGGACATGCCCCAATACGAATTTACTGGCGTTGACTCAACTACAGGCGAATTTCAATTTGACTTTAATGTGCCTAGAGCCAATCAAATTATTTATGCGGCGACCGGCTCAAATGTTGAATACGTGGTTACTTATGCCGGCACAGTTGTTTATACGCAGCTCTGCACATGGATTACTGTGGCCGATTTGGTTACTTATTTGGGCGTGACTATTACAAACCCGTCAGACGATTACACGCTTGCCACACAAGCCACTAACGCAGCAAACGTGTTTTGTTACCGTCGCAGACAAGAGTCTGGCTATCACGATGGGTTAAGTACATCACCCGGCACAGACGTCACGCTAGGCACGCTCATGTATGCGGCAGCTTTGTGGCGTAGTCGAGGGTCAATAGAAACGGCGTTCGCAGCGTTTGACACAATGGGCACACCAACCCAGCAATCGTTGACACCGATAGTTAAGCAATTGTTGGGCATCCCCCGACCAGCGGTTGCTTAATGGCTTACACCGATTTATTCAACGAAGCCATTGACGACATCAGCACGACGCTGACAGCCGTTAGCGGTTTGCGTGTGGTCACTGACCCAACCAAATTGGTGCCTAATTGCGTGTTTTTACAAGCACCGAGTTTTACAACGTTTGGTGGCAACGGCAACATTGTGACTATGCAATTCCCAATCAAAATTGTGGGGTCAGGCCCAGCTGGGCTACCAGTGTTGCGTGACATTCTCGCTATCACCGCAACCGTGTTGGCTGCAGGCGTAGCCATTTTGTCTGGTCAACCTGGCACATTAGAAATCGGTGGCGCATCATTCCCGTGTTACGATTTGACCATGAACATTCAGGCACAAACCGCATGAAATACACCATTCTTAATGAGGCCGTAGGCGAAGTGGGCGCAGAATTTGTACCAGATGACGGCATAAACGTTGAAGCGCTTATCGAGGGCGGTTTCATCAAATCCACATCTAAAGCCATCAAATCTGATAAAACTATTACAGACACCAACGAGGAGTAACCCACATGGCAAGCACATCCACATATTTATCTAACGCCGTCGTCACAATTAACAGCGTGGATTTGACGGGCGAATGTTCAAGCGCAAATCTCACACGCACATTTGATGCTCTTGAGTCAACCAACATGTCGAACACGGCTCGCACGTTCGTGGGCGGTTTGGAAAACTCATCACTGGTCGTTGACTTGTACAACAGCTACGCCGCTTCTAGCACTTACGCAACACTCAAAGCACTTGTTGGCACAGCAGTTACAGTCAAAATTAAACCAACCAGCGCTGCAACATCGGCAACCAATCCAGAGCACACCCTAACCGGGGCGTTCATGGGCACATTGCCGTTGGTGGTTTCATCGCTAGGCGCTCTTGACGTGTGCGGTGGCATCACGTTTCAAGGTGGGGTTTACAGCGTCGCAACAGCATAATCAGAGCCGACAACGGCCCGACACGAAAGAGGCATGATGAAAGTTAAATTAGAATTGGATTTACAAGACGGTCGAGGCTCACGCACCATGACCACAAATATGTTTGTGGTATGTGAATGGGAAAAAACAGAGAACCGTAAAGTTTCTGACGGTAAAGGCATCGGTTACAGCGATTTGGCTTGCTGGGCTTATCATCTGTGCAAACTTGCTGGCGACCCTGTACCAGACAATTGGCGTGAATGGGTTAAACAACACCCGAATATGGATTTGACTTCCGTTGACGAGACAAACCCAAACCCTACGGCGTTGGCACCTACCGACACCAACTAGCACAAATGCTGGTTGCAGTAGGGTGGTGGCCGACGCAAATAGAGTTTGACACACGCGACTTAACAACTGT